GTGCTGTTTGGGTAGCAAATTCTGATGCTACTACACATAAAACAGTAACTCTCCGTAATGCTGACGATGATGCCAATTTGGGAACATTAGTTGTTCCAGCAGCAAGTGGAGTTGTAATTCACTTAACGCTTGGCCAAGGATTACGTGGCGATGCTGCTCTTTTAGCAACACAAGTAGACGCAGGTTCAGGACTATAAAAATGAAACTAATTACAGAAGAAATCACTAAGGTAGAGATTATCACTGAAGGCAAAGGTGCCAACAAGAAGTTATACATCGAAGGTGTATTCCTGCAAGGTGATATCAAAAACCGTAACGGCAGAATGTATCCCATGGATACTCTTGCCAAAGAGGTCGGTCGTTATAATGAATCTTTTGTGAAAAAGGGTCGTGCTCTTGGTGAGCTTGGTCATCCCGATGGTCCTACCGTCAACCTTGACCGTGTTTCACACAAGATCACATCATTGGTTCAGGAAGGATCAAACTTTAGAGGTAAAGCACAGATTCTTTCAACACCAATGGGCAAGATTGCATCATCACTTCTAGGTGAAGGTGTAATGCTTGGTGTTTCTTCTCGCGGTGTTGGGTCACTGAGAGAAGATAGAAACGGCATAAGAGTCGTTGGCGAAGATTTTCAGTTAGCAACTGCTGCTGATATCGTTGCCGATCCTTCTGCTCCTGACGCTTTCGTCAATGGAATTATGGAAGGAAAAGAGTGGGTATGGGAAGGAGGTAAACTCCGTGAACAACTCGCTGAAAAAACCCAAAAGAGAATCAACACTCTTGTTGATCAAAGAAGTCTTGAGGAGCATAAGTTGAATTTATTCAATGAGTTCCTATCAAATCTTTAATTTATAAATAAATATAGATTAATACAAATCTATAAACACAAATGTCCGTTGGTAGCAATTTACAAGAAATGGAAAACGTAGTAACCAAAGGAGCTGGGAAAGCTGATCCCATGCAAAAGATGGCTGGTGCTTCATATGAAGATCTCGGCGGTCCTTCTCCAGAAAATTATAAGCCCGACGATAACTCGGCAAAACTCAACACACCCGGTTCTACCCTCAAGCAGGTTAAGGACGTTGCCAACAGCAAGGCAGGTAAGGCTGATCCAGCCCCCAAGGGTATGAAGGAAGAGGAAGAAGTTGAAGGCGAAGTTGTCGCTGAAGACGAAGTAACCGAAACCGAAGCAACTATCGAAGAGACAGTTACCGAAGAGGAAACTGTTGAGGAAACAACCGAAACCGAAGGTGAAGTTGTTGCCGAGCAAGAGGAAGTTGCTGAGTACGATCTGGAGCAAGATGTAACTGCTCTCCTTCAAGGCGAAGAACTCTCTGAGGAATTCGAACAGAAGGCACGTACCATTTTTGAAACTGCTATCAAAGCAAAGGTTGCTGAAGTTAAAGAAGAACTGAAAGCACAATACGAAGAGCAACTCACCGAAGAAGTTGCCACCATCAAAGAATCTTTAACCGATAGACTTGATGGTTATCTTGAGTATGTTGCCGATGAGTGGTTCGCTGAGAACCAACTGGCTGTTGAGGCTGGTCTCAAGGCAGACATGTCCGAGTCATTCCTCCAAGGAATGAAGGGACTTTTTGAAGAGCATTATGTAAACATCCCTGAAGAAAAATATGATGTACTCAATAGCATGGTAGAGAAACTTGATGAAATGGAAGATAAACTCAACGAGCAAATCGAAAGAAATATCGCTCTAAATCAGAGATTATCCGAGTCCGTTGCTGACACCATCATCGCTGATGTCGCTGAAGGTTTAGCAATGTCACAGAAGGAGAAACTCACTGCTCTTGCAGAAAATGTTGAGTTTGATGGTGAAGAAAGCTATCGTGAGAAACTGGTTACTCTGAGAGATTCATATTTCTCTGAGAACGCTGGTGCTCAAAGAGACACTTCAGAGACTATTTCTGAAGGTAATACGACCGAAGTTTCAGAGCAACCCTCTGGACTTATGGAAACATATCTCCAGACTCTGAACAGAGTCTCGAAAAAGTGATTTTTAAATCATAAATCAAACTAAACTAAAAGAGGAAAACTAAAATGCAAGGGTTCAATGTAGAACACCTGCAGGAAAAGTGGAACCCCATCCTCAACCATGAAGGAATGGGTGACATCAAGGATAACCACCGTAAAATGGTTACCGCTGTCCTGCTGGAAAACCAAGAAAGAATGCTTAGAGAGGAGCGTGAGTTCCTGTCTGAGGGTCCAACCAACCAAACTGGTTCTGCGATCGACAACTTCGATCCCGTTCTGATCTCCCTGATCAGACGCGCTATGCCTAACCTGGTCGCTTATGACCTCGCTGGCGTACAACCAATGAATGGTCCTACTGGACTGATCTTCGCAATGCGCTCCCGCTACACCAACCAGACTGGTGACCAAGCGCTGTTCAACGAAGCCGATTCTGCCTTCTCTGGTCAGTCTTCGAACTTCAACAATACCGCTGGTATGACCAACGTCAACGTTGGTTTGGGTACTACCGCTCAAGGCACCGCTTCTGATCCTGGTGTTCTTAACGACGGTGGCGCTAATGCTGACGAAGAGTATGCAGTAGGTCAGGGTATGACCACCTCTGAGGCAGAAGACCTCGGCGATGGCACCCAGGGCGAATTCAACGAGATGGCCTTCTCGATCGAGAAAGTCACCGTTACCGCCAAGTCCCGTGCTCTGAAAGCTGAGTATTCACTCGAACTGGCACAAGACCTCAAGGCAATCCACGGTCTGAACGCTGAGGCTGAGTTGGCAAACATCCTGTCAACTGAGATCCTCGCTGAAATCAACCGTGAAATCATCAGAACCATCTACAAGACTGCTGTTCCTGGTGCTCAAACAAACGTTGCCAACACTGGTCGCTTCGACCTCGACACCGACGCCAATGGTCGTTGGTCCGTTGAGAAGTTTAAGGGTCTTATCTTCCAAATCGAGCGCGATGCCAACGCTATCGCACAGAACACTCGTAGAGGAAAGGGCAACACCATCCTGTGCTCTGCTGACGTTGCTTCCGCACTGACCATGGCTGGTGTACTCGACTACACCCCCGCTCTGAACGCCAACCTGAACGTTGACGACACCGGCAACACCTTCGCTGGTACTCTGAACGGTAAGTATAAGGTCTACATCGATCCTTATTCTGCAAACAGCACTGCTGGTCAGTACTACGTTGCTGGTTATAAGGGTACTTCACCTTATGACGCTGGTCTGTTCTATTGCCCATATGTTCCCCTCCAGATGGTTCGCGCCGTTGGAGAGAACACCTTCCAGCCTAAGATCGGCTTCAAGACTCGTTACGGCGTTGTCGCTAACCCCTTCGCCCGTGGTCTTTCAGACACCAACGCTGGCGCTCTGGCTATCAACACCAACGAGTACTACAGACGTGTACGTGTTAACAACCTCATGTGATGCAGGTTGCTGCGGTTCGGGATGCCCGGACTGTCCCTTCAGACCTCCCGCAAGGGGGGTCTTTTTTTATCTAAATAACTAAAACGAGATATACCAATGAAACCATCACCTAAGCAAACTATCTCTGCTAACAACTACTATGAGAGAGTAGTTGCTCATCTGATCGAAGAAGGATATGCTGATACCGAATCAGATGCTAGTAAAATCATCGAAGGAATGAGCGAAGCATGGTTTGATCTTATCATGGAGGTCTGATGAAATCCTTTGAGTCATTCATCAATGAAGCAAAAGTAAAGAGGTGCCCACCAGGCAAATATTACTGCTATACTGACAAGAAATGTAAAGCAATCCCCGGCGGTTATCATGTAGGTCGGGGTGGATACCTTGCCAAGGATAACGATGATTCAGATTCTAACGGAGATGATGCAGCTAGCGATACCAAGTCTAATGGCAACGGTGGTAATGGCAATGGGAGTAGCGGCAGTAATGGCGGCAACGGAGGAGGCAACGGAGGATAATGGCAAGCGCATTCGCTAATCAGATTCAGAATAGAAACTTTCTGTCTCCTGTTGGTTTTAGATTTACTTTAGCAAAAACTCCCAAGGTTTCATTTTTCTGCAACTCTGCACGTATTCCTGAAATTAATCTTGGAGTTGCTAATCAACCAACTTATCTGAAAGATCTTGACATTCCTGGAGATAAGTTGACCTATGGTGACTTAACTCTTAGGTTCTTGGTTGATGAAAACCTAGAAAACTATATGGCAATTCATAACTGGATGACTGGTCTTGGATTTCCAGAAAGCACACAGGATTTCAAAGATCTGACTACTGATGATGATGGTCAGAGAGATTTTGAAGAGCAGTTCAGTGATGGTAATTTACAAATCCTGAATAGCAACTTCAGAGCAGTTGCAAATGTTAAATTTTTCAATCTATTTCCAATAAGCCTCACATCACTTGACTTTGATGCTACTGAACCTGATCTTCAGTACTTTACAGCAGAGGCATCTTTCAAGTATACTGTGTATAATATCTTAGGAACTGATAACAGAACGCCCTTATGAACCTTGAAAAAATTCAGGAGATGTGGCAGAAAGATTCTGTCATTGACCCTGATAATCTACATGATGAGTCATTAAAAATTCCCCAACTGCACTGCAAGTATTATACTCTCTATAATACGATTACTTTGCTGCGCGAGAAAGCAAAAGATTCTTATAATAAAACCAGACTAGAACGATACAATTATTATACTGGAAAGGCACCAGCAGAAGTTTATATTGAGGAACCTTTCCCATATAAAGTAAGAGAGAAAGATGCTATACAGAGGCACATAGAAGCAGATGAGAAACTCAATGCTATTGACCTCAAAGTAAAGTATTATGATGTTATGCTGAAGTTCTTAGAAGAAATAATTAGGAATGTTTCTAACAGAACTTTTCAGATCAAGAATGCCATCGAATGGAACAAGTTCCAATCAGGTTTTAACTAAATAGTAGTCAAACGGTATCACCACGGACTTTTTATGTCTTCAAATTCCTTTTATGATGATTTTGATGGCGAAGAATATACCGGAGAAGAAGATTTCCTAATGCAAATCTTTATGGGAATAGATGAACTTAGAGTTCTATATTCTCATGTCTGTTACGCTATTGAGACTTGGCCTGGTTCACCAGCAAGACCACCAGAAGAACAAGAGTATCTAATGAATCTGAAGCAAAGATTATTTGCCATGATATGCGAATATCAGTTCTCAGGGACTCAATAAATATCCATAGGTGATTCTTATGGATTATGTCTCATTTGATAATATCAAAGAAAAACGAAGTTTATATTCAAGTAAAGGCAGATCCCCACGTCTACTATGAGTTAGCAGACCAGTTTACGTTTGACGTACCTGGTGCTAAGTTCATGCCACAATATCGCAGTAAGTATTGGGACGGTAAAATAAGATTGTTTAATACCCAGACAGGTGAAATCTATGTCGGGTTGTTAGACAAGGTTATTCAGTTTTGCAAGAACCACGAATACACTTATGAGTTCGCGGATAACAAGTTTTATGGTACTCCCTTTGAGGTAAATGAAGGGATATCAAAGGAAGGTGTCAAGGATTATATGAATGCTATTAGCAAGCACCGCCCACGCGATTACCAAGTAGAAGGTGTTTACGACGCTCTAAGACATAATAGAAGACTGTTGATATCCCCAACTGCTTCTGGTAAGTCTCTAATGATATATTCTGTTGTGAGATATTACGTTGAGCGAGGACAAAATACTCTGATAGTCGTTCCAACGACTTCCCTTGTAGAGCAGATGTATAAAGATTTTGAAGATTATGGTTGGGATGTTGGTTCATATTGCCACAAGATCTATGCAGGTAGAGAAAGAGAGACTGATGCTCAGGTAATCATTACCACCTGGCAATCCATCTACAAACTCCCCCGAAAATACTTCGCAAGATTCAATGTGGTTGTTGGAGATGAAGCACACCAGTTCAAAAGTAAGTCATTAATATCTATAATGTCAAAACTTTGTGATGCCAAGTATCGTTTTGGTTTCACTGGGACACTGGATGGGACACAGACTCACAAGTGGGTTCTTGAAGGATTGTTTGGACCATCATATAAAATCATTAACACTGACGAGTTGATGAAGAAAGGTCATCTGGCTAAACTGGATATCAAAATACTTTTACTGAAGCACCCATCACATAAGTTTGAGGTATTTGAGGACGAAGTACAGTATATCATCAATCACCAGAAACGTAACAACTTTATCAAGAATCTAACACTTGATCTCAAAGGTAATACTCTGGTATTGTTTAGTCGTGTTGAGGGACATGGAGAGCCTCTATACGATTTAATAAATAAAAGTAAGATTGATAATCGTCATGTGTTTTTTGTCC